CCCATGTTCTCTGTAAACTTATCCACCTGATCCTTAGTTGCCCCAAAAGCCTTCATGGTGTCGCTAACATCCTTCATGGCCGTGTCTACCTGAGCTTCGGTTAGGGCAGCACCAACATCAGTAGCAGCAGCCTCCAGTAATGACATGGACTGCTCAGCGGGAATAGCACCAACCTGCATATTCTTACCAAAGCTTGTGATCCCCAAAGCAGCGGCTCCAGCCGTGGCGGTAACGTCTCGCAAACCAAGATTCATTGCGGCAAAAGCTTTCTTAAACCTTTCCATCTCTTTGGTTATGTTTCCCATCTCCCTTATGAAATCGCCTTGACCCTTTTTGATGATATGGGCAGCGGTTCCGGGGATTCTTTGTTGCAGCTCGTCAAGAACTTGATCCCAGCTTTGGCCCGTGGCAGCAGCTTGTCTCATCATCATGGTGATAAAGGGCTTGTTTGATTTTACTAGTTCATCGCCCTGCTTGTCTAGTTCTGCCCGTTTTGCTTTCTCTTCCTCTCCGAGTCTTGTATTTTTCTCTTCGGAACTCTCCCCCCACCCAAGGGATAGATTCGCCCAAACATCCCTACCGTAAGCCCCGGCTCCGGTGCTATAGTTATCCATGTTAGCCGATTCAAACTCTTGAACGCCCTTGCGTCTACCGAGGAAAGCTTGCTCAGCCGCTTGGATTGAACCCCCCTGCATCGCCTCAGCAAGGGTCATATTGCCATCCCTAACAGCCTGCAAAGACTCGGCGGCTTCCTTGCTGGCAGCGGCCAACTGTTTAGTCATCGCTGCTGCCTGAGCTTCTACCTTGGCTCTGGCCTGAATGGTGTCCCAAGTGTCACCACCAAACCAGCTCATCATAGTGACCAGCATTTTGTCCATACCGGGGATGAGATCGTTAAGAATCTTAACGGTCAGGCCAGCAACTGCACCAACAGCAGCTCCAATAGCAGCCCCAAAAGGACCGCCAAAAGCAAAGCCAATAGCAGCCCCACCAGCAACCATTGCCACACCTAGCTTATCTGCCGCTTTGCTACCAGCTTGTAGGCCAGATATTCTCTGAGCTTCAGCAACATTGCCCTCTTCTACTGCTTTCTTTCTTTTTTCGGCATAATTGTTTAGGTCGTCAATAACTCCGGCGAATAACTTAAACCCAAGGGTAGCAACAGCAACCGGAGCGGCTATGGCTGCAAGTGCTCCAGCAACGGGGGCGGCAGCGGATGTTATGCCGCCAAGTGCAGCTTGGAGTCCTCCACCGGCCATTCTCATTCCTCCGCCCATCATACTTTTGGCTCCGCCCATGAGGCCTTTGCCTCCGACCTTGAATCCGCCCATGCCCTTACTAAACGTCATACCCCCCGATCTTGACCAGTTTGACCCCATACCTCTAAGTCCAGTACCTTTGACGTACTGCGGCCCGCCCCTACCAAATGCTCCTGCACCAGTACTCATCATCCTACCCTTGCTACCGCCAACCATTCCACCTAGGCTTCTACCTCCGAGGGTTTTACCACTCATGAGGTTCATGATACTCGCCTTGTTTAAAGAAATACCAAAAGCTTCAAGAGCCATCATGACCATCATAAGCTGCATAGCCAAATTGGTAAAGCGATTCGTAATTTTACCCATTGTGGTGTCAGCGTCAACCATAGAGCCAGCCATAGACACCATGCTCATCATCATCATGCCCTTCATCATACCGGCACCGCCCATGTCGGCTTGGGCTTTCTTGTTTGATGCCGCCGCAGCCGCGAGATCCGCTTTGGTGTTCATATTTTCAGCCGCAGTGTTGCTGCTGGTTGCAGCGGTATTCGCTGCTTGTGTGGCCGTGTTTTTTACGAGACCAAGACCACTACCCTTAAGGGATGTAGTTAATGCTTGCTGATTGGTGGCTCCCCCTGCGAGAGCGGTGTTAAATTTGCCTAAGACTTGAATTATCTGATTAAAGCTCATCCCCGCCTTACTGAGCGAGTCAGCGAGTATCTGTGTTTTACCAGTGATAGCAGCATCACTTGTTCCTCCAGATAACGACCCAAAGCTAACTCCAGCCCTTCCCAACGCTCCTCCATAAGCATTACGCCCTGCGTTAACCTTACCACCGGCAGCGTAACGGTTCATATTGGATAGATTGGCGTACCCGATGGATTGTGCAGACTTTCTGTTAACAACAAATTCTCCGGGTGTTAGTAGTGCCGGTACAGTGTCGGTTCCAACTTGCCCACCCTTGTTGTACATCATAACGCCTGCCAGACCCTCTGCTAAATTTCCAGAAAGAAGGTCGTTGATAACCTTCTTGGTCATCCCTCGTGTACCATCAAGCTTGGCAGCGTCTCTCTTGGCTTCTGCTTTTTGTATTCCCGCAACGTTTGCTCCAAAAAGTGCTCCTAACTTTTCTTTGCTACCCATAATACTTCGTCTTGGGAAGTCAAAAAAGGCACCCTCGCCAGCAGCAACAGCTCCGGTCAGAGCGGTTATCATTCCCTCAAACAGATAGCCCTCGATAGAAGAAGTCAGCTTCACATCACTAGTGGCGTTGGAAATAGCCCCTTGCAGGAGACCCTCGTTGGAGTCAAGGGCCGGTGGAATATCAAGCAATTTTTGAGATGTCACTGTTTCTACTATCTTAGTTAATCCGCTTGAGATCGCATTCTTTACACCGCCACGAATAGCTTGGTTGTACGCAGCCGACTGCATGAGTTTGTTTTTGGATGCTCCATCTTTCCCCGGATAAAAGGTGGGGTATGCGCCCCCCAAAAAGGTTGCCTTAAATCCATCTGGAGGAATTTGACCTCCTGTTGCCTGTGCTGCGTATTTTTTAGCCAGAACGTTGCTGGGTGGTATTACAAATGCATCTTTAGTAGCTTTTTTTGTACCGTCTGTACCCTGAGCTGGCTGTTGCACAAACGCCCCTATGCCGGTTCCGGGTGGAGATAGCTTAAAGGTGGGTTGTTTAATCGGCTTCTTGCCTGCTTTTGCATTTTGGTTATACGCTCCACGCCCTACCCTAACCTTACCACCGGCGGCGTAGCGATTCATACCAGCTAGGTTTTCGGCACCAATGGCCCCCACGCTACTCTTACGGATGACAAACTCTCCGGGGGTGAGAAGTGCGGGTACGGTATCTGTGTTGCCAGATCCGGGGACTAGGCCACCCCTATTAAACCTCATGCTGCCACCCTTCATACCACCCATCATTCCGCCCATAAACCCGCCGAAACCTTTGGCGACCTTAAAGGCCATCAGGCCAGCAAGAAGGGGAAGGAGTGGCTTAATAGCATCAGCCATCTTAATCAGAGCAGATGCCATATTGAGTGCAGCACTAGCCATAAGCTGGAAGGACTCACTCCCGACAATTCCACGCATCAACTCCATGAATTCTTCTTTCACTTTGGTGATACGTACAGCGAGAGCCTGCTGTGCGGTGGCGGCATCTTTGGCTAGAGACGAGCTTCCCTCTTGGGCTACATTCAACGCCTTTTGAGCGGTGGAAAACTCGTTAAGCAACGGGAGAACTTTACCGATTTGTCGGAATCCACCAAGCTGTTCAGCTATCTTGATAAACGTTAGGTCTCCTTGCTCTAATCCAGATAGAGCGTTGCTCAACCTACGAACAGCTTCATACGGACCAACGAACTTACCTTCCAAGTCTGTCAACTGAACCCCATACTCTTTTAGGAACTCAATTGTCTTTGGTCGCTGAATTCTGGTGAAAATAGTTCTCAAACCGGTAGCGATAGACTCGGCAGATTCACGAGTCGTTGCTCTAACGGATGTAAAGACGGCGATCAGTTCGTTTAGATCACCACCAGCGGCCTTAAAGACACCACCGGTACGTCTAATAACAGATATTAAGTCACCGGCTTCAACAGCAAATTTACCGGCAACGGCGTTGATAGCACCAAGCTGTGCTTCCAACGCTCCAGCCCCCTGCTTGAACTGATTCAGTACAGCAACAGCACCTTCAGCGGTCTGTGTAATATCGTCGAAGGTGGCGGCAAGAGAAGACTTTGCTAAAGCTGAGAGTGCAACTTCAGTGTCTGAGGCGGAAAGACCCGCCTGAGTTAAGATTCTACTGACGCCAATTAATGACTTTGAGCTGACCCCCAAAGCAGTAGAAAGGTTACTGATTGTACCAGTCAAACCTTTCAGTTCCTGCATGGTTTTCCCAGAAACCTGCGAGATCTTGATTAGCTCACGCTCAAATGCAACTGCTTCAGATACAGCATCACCAAGGCCACGAGTTAAAAGGCCTATGGCCCTCGTAGCTATAGAAAACGCCGCAAAACGCTTAATGGACCCCGCGAAAGCTGCTCCCATCTTACCGGCTGATGAGGTCACCTGTTTAGTGGCCGCATTTACCTTATTAAGCTGGGTTGCAGCTTGCCTAGACCCCTGAACATTTACAGGAACCGTTGCTCCTCGCAATTGTTGCTGGATCTGCCGCGAAACATTAGCTACGTTTGTTGGTGCTTGTAGCTGGAGTTGTGCAGTCAGTACGAATTTAGACATTGTTTAGCCTTTGTGATATTCGACCACACTATCCATTTATCTTTCCGTTTTGTCTTCTGGTTCTGGTGCTTCTGTAACTTCTTCGTCCTCCTCGATTTTAATGGGTTTTCCATTATCGTCTAGGTAGACTACGGTAGGGACAAAGTTCCCATTCTCGTCCAAGGGGTTGCCATCTTGGTCGGTTCTTAAGCCATCCTCATTGAGGTAGTAGCCGGAATCGTCAATACGCTTGCCGTCAGTGTCAACAGTCTCACCATCGGTATTTACCAAGCTAAGGTCTTCATCGACAAACTTAAACCTCCTGAGAAACTGATTTTCTGGTAGCTTTTCTTCAAAATCTTTATCAACGGAATATGTCAAAGCCGCTAACGCTGTAGCAGCCTCGAAAGCGATTTCTTCATCCGCCTTGGCATTATATTCTTCCATGTTTGCATACACTTTCGTGGCACCATCCTCACGAAAAGTACAGCTTGCAACCAAGAAATCAAACTTGGCGTTTTCAGAGAGAGCTTCCGCTGTGTTTTGTTCTAGTCCCAACTTCTGAGCTAGAAGGTTACGCAGCTTAATTCTTTCTCTCCTCATATTGATGGCTATCTCCTTGCCTTTGGAGGCTTTCATCTTCCCTGTCTTACCACCAAAATAAAGCTCTTTTTCAAGGGAAGATATTTTCTTTACTATCTTTTCCTGCTCTAGATCTTTTCCTTCATTCCAGATGCCCTGATCTTTCATGAAGTTCTCTAGCTCTTTTTTTGTCATAATTCCATCCCGAACACACTCTGTCCAAACCTTGGCTCCAACTTTCTGGGCCTGATTCATGACGGTGTTTCCGGGTCGTCTAACGACAACCTTTTCCACTCTGTCCCCAATCTTAACATCTACGGTCTTTTCTTTTTCCTTGGCCATCTTATTCCTCCTCATTTTTAGAAACTACAGGTATTTTCATCGAATATTTCAACCACTCCACTTCGTATTGTGCTAACTCTGCATCTACGTTGCGGGCTTGATTGTTTCCTTTGTCTAGTATCTCCGACCTTACCTTTTGGAAAAGATCCCTCATAACGGCTTGCTCCTCAGAAAGAGTTTCGCCTTGGGGGGAATCCCACAAAAAGCCAAAGTGTTCTTCAAGACTACTCAAAGCCCCAATCATGGTTGTTTCGATTTTCTTCTTAAGTATCTTAGATAGTCTGTCTTTTGAATCTACCTTATACTTATCTTGCCTCTGCTGCTTATAGTCTGACCTCTGCCTGACTAAATCAACGTAATCATTTTTGTCCATTTTACCCTCCAAATTTTCCTTTGAATTGTTGGTTACTCATCTGATTAAATTTTATTTTCTCGTCTTGGAATTCGTTTTGGGCAGTAGAGCCTGAACCCCTTTTCATTAAAGCTTCCCTTTGGGCTTTAACCACCCTGCCACCTACATCATTCATATTATCTATTCTGTCCTTATCTCTTTCGGTGTTTGCAAAAATAAACACTTCGGGAGAATTCTTAATCTTCTCATTCCGGGTTGAGTTCTCGAATTCCTGCTCAGACTTCTCCTTATCTCTTTTCTGTCCCTGTACAATAAACCATCCGTCAAGCATGTCGTCATCCTCTATAACATCCTTAGAAGGGCAATCTAGGGACTCTTGTATATTATCATACGTTTGAGACCAGATGATTAGCCCTTTTTGATTATTGGTCAGTTCTAAATCTCCAACATGGTTTGGAAACAGCGGGGCGTTGGCCGCTTCGCGCATCACCCACAATGATTTCCAAGGTTCATTCCTAGCCAATTCTCTCAGTTCTGTATCTGAACAAAGTTCATCCTGAAAACAGGACATTACATACTCTACGGATAATTCTTCAAAATCGTAAATCTTGTCATCTAACATTGTACATGTACGAATCAAGTGACAAAACTTCTCAACAGTGGCTCTACCCTCACAGGTATTAGAGCTGTATATTCTTTTTTTGGAGAGCTGCCCTATCATCTGCTGCTCCCCCGCTCTAATATACAGCCTAATCCTAGCGGCTAGTTCCTCGTTGTTTCTTGCATTATATATTTCAATTTTGCATCTTTCTACTTCCTTTTTCAGTCCTTCTATCTTCTCTTCATCCTCATGGGACCAAAATCCCTTCTGAATCATCCACTGTTCCATTTCCGATTCAGTCATTACGCCCTCGACTTCCGCGTGGCGGTATGCATCGTCATATACCGCACACGAATCAATTGCTTGATCCAAGGTTGGCGGAGTTATAATTAGCTTAAGACCCTTCTTCCTAATAATAACATTGCCGGAGCGTATCCTAGATATAAAGTACTCCCGCTCATGTTGGTTCATTCCGATACCTCACGAAACGGGAGTGCTTTGAGTCTTTCATAAGTTATATTCCTTCCTTAAATAAGGCCGCGTACTTGCTATCCTAGTTAGCTATCGCAGTTGGCCCTATTTTGTCCTTGGTGGCAAAAGCCCACCAAACTTACTCTTCGTATTTGTCAGTAGTTGTATGCTCAACGAACTTCTTCTGCTGAGTGGTGTAACTACTCTGGTATGGGTCTTGCGGATGCAAGACAACCAAGTCGTTAAAGTTGGTGTAGCTATAAGAAATACTTACATTGCCACCGGCGGCGTCACCACCACCATAACTTACAGATGAGAGTCTGTTCTTTCTACCCATGTCTAACCAAGTACCATCTTGCAGTGAAATCCTAATCGCCTCTTGTCCGGTGTTGTCACCAGAAGCTGAGGGATTGTAATCAGCGTGCCCGGTAGTCCAGAAATTGGGATTACCAGCTTCATACGCTGAAACAAAGTCGCCAGAGATCGCAATTGCTTCAAGCTCAGTCGTAACTTCGATTGGGAATCCGGGAGCACGGTAGTAAGGAATCTTACGACCAAGCTCAAGGATGTCTTCACGGGAGAAGTCTGTACTGACTGAGAAGTTCTGGAAATGCACTCTCGGTACTTTGCCAGTTGCGTCCCAACCATTGCCGATACCAGATCCACTACATCCGTAGACGGCCACTGGAAATTCAGACTTGTCAATTCTAACATTTTCTCTACGTTGAATACCACCACTAGCTTGGGTGTAAGCTTTAGGCTCATCTGAACCCTTGCCCTGCGGAGCAGCGTCAATTTTGGCTAGGGTTTCAGTGATTGCTTTAGTGAGGTTTTGATTGCTAGTCAGCCACTCTTTATGGTTACCCTGAAGAGTCATCGACTCAGTTGCGTTTCCATCAACTGGAACGGTGTAGCTCACGTTTCCGATATACATGCCGGAACAGTAAACTTCGACGGGTGGGACACCTGAAACAGCGTCAATAGCATCGCTGTAGATACCTAAGCTTAGACAGCTTCTCTCTTTTGATCTACCCACCATACCTACACTCTCTGGTGTGGGACTAGCGAGGTGATACATTAGGGGATATCCATCAAGAACTTTTTCCAGAGTAACTTCTACGTCTGGAAGCCCTTCGATGTTTTCGTAAATCTGGATCATACCAAGCTCAAAAGCTTGCTCCAGATTGAAGTTTGTTGTTATTCCGACGCTCTGAACGCCGTGGATCATTACTGGATCGCCAGTGACGAAGCATTCCCTGATCCCTACGGCTTGGCAGGCGTAGAAAATTCTGTTATTAGCGGCCATATTATTCTCTCCTGTAGAAAGTTAGAAAAACTCTATTTTATTATACACTAAAACTCAAATCTTTGGTCTAATTACCTCAGTTGTCAACTTGACTATACCTGCGGAAAAATTGCTATTTATAACATCCATACCCTGTATTGATGCATTAGCCAATCTGAGGCTTCCACCATCCTTATAGTGTTTATTTACCAAGTCCGGGTATCTTAAAGCCCCGGATGTTGGAAAACCTCTATAATCTAGGGGGAAATCTCCGCTTGAGGCTATAGAATTGCTGTCAAACATAAAGATTTTTTTCTCGTTCTGCAACGAGACAATATCCACTAGCTTATTTCTAGTAAGCTCATCCTCCGCCAAGCAGTGAAATAAAACGTCAGTATTTATGTACTGCCCACCACCTAATTGGTAACCCCTCATTCCTCTCCTTGGTACAACCTCAACTGCTATTGCGGGTAGTTGAACCCTCATTTCAGCCGGTTGTTCCCATCGTCCCTTTCCAGTCTGTAGGAATTCCCCATTCTGGTCATAAGTTCTATATTGTATCTCTCTAATCCATGGCAAGTTGTTAGCATACACAACATTAATCCACTTGTAGCTATGCTCTACCTGCACTTTACTTGTCGTGGGGATCGCTGAATCAAAAACCACCCTGCCGTTAAAATAGTCCACGTTGTGGGCATACGTCCCAACGGTATTAGATGCGTAAAACGTATCGTCTACATAGACGCCTGATATCCCCGGAATCGTATTATTGTCTCCAACTAAAGGCGACGGCGAAGAAGCTACCCCGCTTTGCCACACCCAGTTTTTCCTAGAGCCTTCCCAAGCTACTCCAGAAGCATAGTTTTCATTTGATGAAGGCCTTAGTTTGCTATAGTCATAGCCTTGGGGCGATAGCTCACCAACTGTAACATTGTAATAATTTCCCTTTTGTAACAACGCCCAATCTAAAAACTCAACAATATTATCTTGCAACTCATTGCTTAGAGTTGTGTCAAAGATATCATCTATGCCTTTTAGGTTGAAATGTTGTTCTGTAGACATTGTAAATTACCTAAAAATAGCTTTGAATATTCTAGTTATGTCTTTTGCTTGAGCGGGGCCAACAAGTGCTCTGGTGATAAAGTTTGAATCTACCGTGCCCGCATACTGCGGTGGGACTCTCCAAGACCCTCCAGCTTTCATATTTCCAGCTTTTGATCTACCAAGACCAGTTTGTGGGTTGTACTCGTACCCCACAATAAGCGTTGTGTGCCCCTCTTGCAAAAGCCATTCCAGCCAAGGCAGTGAACCTCCCGCTATTGGTATAGATGCCCCACCAACCCCAACAAGGTTTGCAAAATCTCTTGGTTGTATCTTTACAAAAACTCCTCCGTTTAAGTTTGAATCAAATTTTTGGACGTGAACTTCAACGGATGCGGCAACCGCCACGGCCACCAAATCCGCAACCCCCCTACTACTTCCATAAGTAAACCCAAGCTGACTAGCGAGAGAACCTGCTGTCCCGTAATTTGTGGCTAGATCCAGCAGTTCTGGCTGTGCCCTAATCCACATCTGGACATAACCCCTGACTCTCGAAGTTATATAGCTATGTTTTGATCTAAGTCTTTTGTTTAAGTGGCTTGCAATTCCGGCATTAACCTTTTTAGTGAAAGAAGCCAGAGACTCAACCAGCTCGATACTAATCGTCATTATGTGGTCCTCTGCCATAAGCAGGAAAAATATCTATCTTGTTTTAACCCTATTGGAATGTGCGCCCCGTTTCTCTGGAACCTCATCTCTCCGTAGTCTTTTATGCCCTTGTGTACTATAAGTTCTTTTGCTTTTAGTATCTTTGGTAAGTCTTTCATTAATCCTATAGTCTGTATTGTGTTATCTTGAGCTTTAATGTTTCCAGCGACACCAACCCAGTCCTTTGCGTCCCAATAGACTTTGAGCTTTATATCCGTAAATGACTCTACTTCTTTTATAGTCTTTGTTCCCCTGTCGTAGCCGCCACCTCCCCTGTTTCTATGAGCGTTGATAGAGTTCCTATCAGGGATGTTATTGTCTGGCGAATATATGATCTCCTCAACCTTTTCTATCGAAACTAATTGGCACGTAACGCCAAAGATATCAAAAGTCGAGTCGATGACATCGTAGTATTTATCAAAAACACTTTGCGGGACACTAATGGGCATGGTTTATTCCTTATGCGTCAGCAGGTCTATCACCAGAATAGTATCTAACGTCGTCGAACCGGCCATCATACTTGGTATCAAGGACAGTCGGCTCTAACGCATCATTGTGACCGTAGAACGCACCCTTGTTTACCATGTCTGTTGAATCTCCGGGCAACAACGTATACTTGGAACCAAGAGCGCCGGTGCCTGCTCCTCTAGGAGCACCAACAACCACCGAGCCGTTCCTTTCTGTTGTTCCGCTTACATTAATTGCTACATCAGCCATGTTATTTTCTCCAAATAGTTGGTGTTAAATATTACTGTCCTTTAGGATTATTAGTTATGCCAGTTTCCGAAACCGTGGTTTTTATGGAACGGGTCGATAGATCTCCACCAGTAATTACCCATTGCGTACACGTGAAACATGTTGTTGTTGTCAGCCCACAAGAAGGCCACCATACCATTGTTCTCAGACGCTTTTGGTAGTATAGCTCCCTTTTTGGAGCCGGACTGGTTCCTTGCGTCGAAACATGGAACACATAGCCATCCACGGGAGTTAACAATTGGGTTTTCCGGTCTCGCATACACAGATTGTGCCGAGGTATTGTTGGAGCTAAGACCATCAATACGCTGGATGTATGAACTCCCGTTGAAGTGCGCACCACCCTTGTTTAGGTTGATATTGTGTTTGTTTACGGTTATAATTAGGGGCCTACCCTCGGTAGACGTGGTGTCAACCTTTAAGGGGAATTGGGTTGTTAATTTTGGTTTTATGTGTAGTGTGGCGCCGGGGGTAGATACAACCGTGACATCGCCAATCCTGACAGAGCAAGCACTCGCTCCAGTGTGAGCATGATCCCCGGAAATGGTGTTGAATAGATTGAATTTATTCACACCGGCAGATTCGATAACATTATCACCGTCTGATCCAGCTAATATGATTCCGCAGTTTTGATGGGGCTTCCAATTACCTGCCTCACCGGCCCTGTATCCAATAAATGTATTGTACTGATTTTTGTAGACGCCGACACGATCTGAGAAATCACCACCAATGTACCCTGCCCATGTGCCTATCGCAATGTTGTGTTTTGCTCCAGCGCTCTTATACTCTTGAGCTGTCGGCTCTGTCTGCCAGCTTTCCCTGCCGAGGTAGGTACGCGACTTGCCGCCCCTCATATTAACCTGCCCCACATTCGACATGGAGTGCTCGCCAATAGCTATATTAGACTCTGTAAACCTTGACTGGGACATCGCTTGGTAGCCAATAGCAACATCGTTCTTAGTTCCAAAAGCGGCAAAGTTCGTGTAATCAAGGACGTTACCGTACATGTCCTTTATGATATGATCGTCATCGGCCCAGTTGGTTATGAATGGTCTCGACATCTCAAGGGTTCTGCGACCAATGGCAATACTATTTACAACCCTCTGGGACTTTTGAAAACTTTGCTGACCTAATGATATGGCGTATGAGTTGACTCTGTTGTCGGAGTCAAACTCAGTGGCTGTACCATTTTCATCTTTTGCCATAATGCGGTGATCACTCTTATACATGGCGGATGGACCAATAGCAATCGCGTTGATAACCCCGCTGGTCCCATACCCCGCATGCCGACCATGAAATACAGACTTAAGTGCATCTTTTGAGTGCGCACCGGCGTAATAACCAATGGCGACTGTGGACTCGACATCTTCTGCCCTATACATGGCGTGATAACCAATGGCGGATGTGAAATCGAGACGTGTTGACTCCCTACCAACGCCATAGCCCATTAGGTCGGCGTACTCGTTGTTGTACGACCCGTAACCAGCAGTGGCTCCAATCATGTTGGTGTATTGATTCCAACTTCCTTGATACCCCGCTTGGTAGCCCATTATGTTGTTGCTTAGGCCGTTGGTCGCCTCATACCCAGCTTGAGAACCAATCATGCTGTCATGCTTGCAACTTACTGCCTCCGCCCCGGCTTGATAACCAATGGCGACACTGGACACGCATGAGTTAACGCCGCTTGCTGCGCTTCGGCCTAACATAATGGTATCCAACGTCATTAACGCTTTAAACCCAGCCCCATTCCCAATCATGATGCCACTTTCAGAATCTTTTGAATGCATCCCAGCCTGCAAACCAATCATAGTAGTGTAGTCACAACCAGTTGCCTGACGACCAGCTTCGCGGCCTATCATGTTAGACGTACTACAGCCTGTGGCATGAAAACCAGCATAGTAGCCTATTATGTTACTATAAGGAAGCATCCGGGCATCAGATCCCGCTGAACGACCCAACGCATTGGTATCATTACAGCCATCTGAATCGTACCCCGCAAAAGCTCCTATCATATTGGCATGCGAATTCCCAGTCTGGACGCCATCGCTCCCTTTATCCCATCTGCCAGCTTTATAGCCAATCAGCATCCGGTATATATTTTGAGAGCCATTATTGGCACCCCAGCATTTCTCATCGTCTGTGCCAATAGAAAGAAATTTAAAGTCCTGATCGGCAAGACCAACATCAAACCCATCCAAATGAACTAATGTATTGGGTTCAAGCCTGATTTCATTACCAACCCGAATAACGCCAGAATCGGCAGTGATATTAGACGTTCCATCTATCTTGTCGTTCAATGCCCCAGAGGCGTGGACCAACATTCCTGAGACAAATGGCATGCCCGTGTTGTATATTCTTATGGAATCAAGCTCTGCATCTGCTGACAGTTCTATACCCGAACCAGAAACTAGCTTAAGAGTATCAGTTACAGCGTCAGCAACGGATGTGGTGTCATCCCAAGTGTATTCTGTATCTGTGTTGTCAACCTCAACCGTCTTGAATATGCCAAAGCTTGCGGCGTATCCTGAGACGGATGCTCCAGACGCATTAATCAACGCCGTGTTTGCTGTAATCTGATCACCAGCCCACCCAGAAATCGAAGCTCCAGATGCATTTACAAGGGCTGTGTTTGCTGTAATTGCGTCACGCAGTGAGCCGGAAGCGTGAACAAGCATACCAGACACGTAAGGCATACCGGTGTTGTAAATGCGAAGCTTGTTATCTGTACCATCAATTGTACCCAACTCAATACCACTGCCGCCAACAATGCTAAGCGTCTCATCAGCCGTATCTGCGTTTATATCAGAAGTTCCCCAGCCGCCACCATCTGTGTCAGTAACCTTGACTATCTTGAAGAAGTCCAAATTGTTAACTAAGCTAGTGTTATCGTTGATCAACCCTGTGTTGACATCAATACGATCACTGGCCCAGCCGGAGATTGCTGCCCCGGATGCGTTAATCAAGGCCGTGTTTGCTGTAATCTCATCGCCAGCCCAGCCGGAGATTGCTGCCCCGGATGCGTTAATCAAGGCCGTGTTTGCTGCAACCTGATCACCAGCCCACCCAGAAATGGCAGCGCCAGAGTGGGCAACTAGGTAATTAGTCCAGCCAGAAGCAGGTGCTGCTGAGAACACAACGGAATCGGAAGATGTTACAGAGGTGATTTCAACACCTTTAACACCACTAAAATCAACGGTATCTGTCTTCTCGCTAGCGTCGATTGTTGGTCCGTTGGTTGTGTCTGCCCCCCCATTAATCTTGACATAAGACCAAGCGTTTTGGTTAGTCTCACCACCAGCTCCGCCTGCGCCACCGGTCAATTGACCATTTGACGAACCTATGTTTGTCCCAGCTATTTTGGCTGCAAAATCAGCCCAGCTTTCCTTCTTAATAGCCCCGTTCACGCCACCATCTAAGAAGAGAACGTAATCAGTTGATACATCAACCTCTTCATCGTCTATGTGTGCACTATCAAGCATTTCAGCGTTCATCTCGGTTAGAGACATGTGCTTCCAACGTGAATCGCTATCATCCCATACTAGAACTTGGTCTGCACCCACCGTAGTGCCTGCTGTGACAGCATCATAATCTGTATCTGGGTCTTGAAGAACCATGCTAACGCCATGAAGGGCTAAACCGCTTCCGGCTGTTCTGAATTGGGTTCCAGCCCAACCAGAGATTGCGTGGCCAGAAGCATGGAACGTAGTAGCGTTAGTATCATAACGATTGTTAGCCCAGCCAGATATGGCCGCTCCAGATGCGTTAATCAAGGCTCTATTTGTGTCATAGCGGTTGTTTGCCCAACCAGAGATTGCATGCCCGGAAGCATGATACGAAACTATGCCGTCAACGAGACTACCAGCCCAACCAGAGATTGCATGGCCAGAAGCGTGGAACGTAGTGGCGTTAGTGTCATAGCGGTTGTTTGCCCATCCAGAAATGGCGGCTCCAGAGGCATTGATGAGCAGTGTGTTAGCATCTGTTACGGTTGTAATTCTGGAATCGAGAGCGCCGGATGCATGTACCAGCATACCAGACACATACGGCATACCAGTATTATATATTCTGATTGCGTTTTCTGTTGAGTCTCTACTTCCAAGCTCAATACCAGAACCGGCAACTAGCTTGAGGGTGGCGTCAGTCTCTGCCTCGATATTGGAAGTTCCCCAGCTACCGGAGTCGGCATCGTCGATGTCTACGTATTTAAACCAACCTCCGCCACCGTCGCCGGGGTCGATCTCATCCTGAAGCTCTTCTATTGTAACCGTCTTCCACTTTCCAGAATCATCGTCAAAGATCAGCATCTGATCAGAGGCAACAATGTCTCCGTCAAGCATACTAGTGAGGTTTGCTGGATCGTCGAGGTGCATTTGTTTTTCACCGTCAAGAACCAAGCCACTTCCAGCAGTGATTATATTCCCGCCCTGCATCTCGTCTTGAAGTTCTTCGATGGTAACAGACTTCCAGACACCCGGATCGTCATCAAAAACGAGAAGTTGATCACTAGAGACAATATCTTCATCGGCCATACTGGTCAAGTTGGCTGGATCAGAGAGGTGCATTTGCTTTTCACTGTCAAGAATCAAGCCGCTCCCAGCAGTGATTACATTCCCATCCTGAATTTCGTCTTGCAGTTCTTCAATAGTGACAGACTTCCAAACGCCGGGATCATTATCAAAGATGAGTAATTGGTCACTAGCAATAATATCTCCATCCAGCATGCTGGTCAAGTTAGCCGGGTCAGAGAGGTGTACCTTCTTGTCGCCGTCAATAATAAGACCACTACCCGCTGCGACTATGTTACCAGCCTGAATCTCATCTTGAAGTTCTTCAATGGTGACAGACTTCCAAACACCCGGATCGTCATCAAAGATGAGCAGTTGGTCATTGGAAACAATGTCGCCGTCAAGCATGCTTGTCAGGCTGTTGGGGTCCGCAAAATGGAGCCTATTGTCTGTAGTTAGAATGAGACCACTTCCGGCTAACGGTAAAAGGCCAGATACTAGGTCTGCATAGTCTTTAACTGCTGCTGTCGTCGGTATGCTGGTGTCGTTGTCGCTAGAGTTTAGACCCTCTGGCTCTGTAACTAATGTTGCAGCCGTAAAGTTGGCGGTAGTTAGGTCGTCTGCGGCGGTGGAAGCCGCGCTGTTAAGTATGCCAGACAGCTCAGTGGGATCAAAGAATACATTCAACGTATTAGGATTGGACGCTGAAATATCAGTAGATGTTGCGATCCCGCTAACACCCTTGAATACAATCTTGTCGTCTTGCGTTACTTCCCTCTCGGTACTGTCATTTGAATTGATTCTGAAAACATCTGTTACATTGAGGTTGAGTAATTGACCATTTGAATTATATGTGAGGCTCAAGCCACTACCAGCCGTGAGACCAGTAATTCCGCTAACGTCTATATTACCGCTAGTAGTCCAAGCGTCTGTTGCGTCTTTCCAGATCCATAGCTTGTCACCGGTTGAGTCTGTTGTCTTGAGAATCAGACCGCCCCCATCAATCTGAGCGTCTGTCCAGCGAGCATCACCACTTAAAGAGCCAAGTTCTAAGTTTTTATCTAAAACCGTGACAGTTTCACTATCTATATAAGTAGTTGTACCAACAACGTCAAGATTACCTCTGACCTGAAGGTTGCCGCTCATGACGGTGTTCTCACCAACGTTTAATCCGGTATCTACCTGCAAAGCACCTCGGACTCGCCCTTCTCCACCAACATCAAGGGTGTAAGTCGGGAGTGGAACGTTAACACCTAGTTTGTTGAACCCGCTATCCCAAATGAACGATGGGTCATAGCCAATAATCTTATCTTCATGCCATATAGCCACTCCACCCTTTGCTGCGGTGTCGTGGGGTGTTACGTAAAGACTTGCCAGACTTGGGATATCTTCTAGGGTTAAGAATCGGAAAGAGGGATAGGCGGGAGAGCAAGAGCCTTCACAACCACTCGCTGGTCCAGCAAGAACCAGACCCTTACTTTGCTGCTTAAGGAATATATACTGGTTTACAATGCCGCTCAGTTCAAGGACAGCAGATGACCCTGTTGAGCCACCGATCAGGCCTGCGTCAAGAGCACTCTGGTCTAGCTCGTTTCTTATAAAGTGTTCAATCTGACGGCCACCACTATATCCGGGAATGCTTGTTCCGCTAGGAAAGAATATACCTGATGTGCCAACGATAAAACCAGAAGCTTGAACTGCTGAAGAAGCCCCATGACCGCCAATATCCATTGAATACTGAGGGGTTCCGGTTCCAATACCAACCCTCTTGTTGGTAGAATCCCACACGATATTATTATCGTAGTTGAGTAAATTAGAAGTTTCCCAAAAAGCAAGACCGCTAGCTTGGGGTGCTGGGAATGTCCCTAGACCTGACCCGGTGTACACGGAATGGGTTGCGGGATAGGTAACATAGATTTCTTTCGTGCCGTCAGACCAGTCTACCTTACTGTGCGAATTGCTGCTTCGCATTGGAAATCTGACAAGTTGGTTTTCTGTAATACCATCACCAGCGTCGTAAGCGGCGCTTTGGTAAAGGCCAGAACCTACCTCATAATTTGTCCCATCCGTGATTGCGTAAAAGAGGGGAGCATTATGGTCATAATAAGAGCCAAAGGAGCTAAACCCAGTTGCCGCACCGTTGAGCGCCATTGGGCCTGTACCGGTAGTATAGCTGAGTTCTTTAACTCTATCTGAAAGTACAACTATGTGACTCATTTATTTATCCCTTGTGAGATTACGGTGCAGGTTTTGTAATAATAGTTGGTGTTGGCTCCGCCGTTGTGCCCGAACCAAGACCATAAACCACTAGGTCATTCACCTCAGAGTCAACATAATTACCGGCGGCGTTGAGAACGCAGAATGTCAGGCTACGCAAGACCTCTGCATCGTCGCCAGATCTGGCAACCATACCAACCGTATTAATTTCAAAATCTTCTTTGCTAGAAGCGGTGGATCTTGAGTTACTATTTCCAACAGCTATATACGTATTATCCTTGAAGGTGCCGGAGGTAAAAGCTACTCTGTACTTACCGGCGTCCATATATTCTATAGAGTCTATATTATACGACGAATTAACAACTGGTGTGCCATATGTGCTGGTACCACTTCCGTCAAAATTGATCCAAGCTTTGGCCGTGGCTTTTGCGGTGTCAAATCTTGACCCATCATGGAAAACAAAATTCCCTGAAAGTCCTACATGAATATCTTCCCTACCTAGATCGGGGTGTGCTGTAAATTTAAGGCCAGAGCCAATATACCCAGAAGCTCCAATCCAGTTGTTGTTTGACATGGGTAGATTCCCAGCCATGGGTCGGCTTCCATCAATACATAGGTACTGAGTGTGCGATGCGTTGTCTGCATTTCTATTTGCCAGTACGTTGTGATCAATGCCCTCTGGTCCGGGGTATGGAACATACTGGGTTCCACCACCGTTGGGAAAATTCACGCCAGATTCAGCAATAAACATGCCGTAGCTGCCGCCAGTTATCTTTGCTCTAACATTGTCTCCCGTAAATGGAAATTCAGTGTTGTGATTACCACTGCCAACAATGGAGTTGATAGAGTGGGCGATGTCGTCTATATTTTTTCTTACATCCTGAGCTGATATAAGCCCAGCATTGTTGTCAGCAAGATCTGCCGCAATGTTTGTCCTGATATCTGTCTTTGATCTTATGGTCATCGAATAGTCTCCTTGTTAATGTAAATATCCGCCACGTTGACCCGAGTGGCCTTGGTTACGGCCAGCATAATCGCTTCCCGGACTGTAGGGGCCAAGTATGGCTTGTCCAGCTATGCTGTTACCAGCTCGGTAATCTAGTAACATCTTGTCATACTTTCCACATAGTTCTTTGTATAATACAATCAATGTGGACGCAACGCCTCTTAGATCTATGGCTGACGGCCCATCTTTAATTGATATAGCGTTTGAGGATTCTGTGCGAACTTCACTACCTAGTATGATACAGGCAGATTTTATAGAGACAAGATTTATAAAGGCGTTGTCTCTAGTGGCTGTTTCTGTTGGGTCTGGACTGAGGGCGCATTGCTCAACATTGATCGTGTAGGTGTTGCCTAAATCGACTTCTAGAGTCACAAGTTGGGCCGCAACTAATGCGGTGGTTTCTATTCGCTTATCGGTATATTTGTAAGTAGACGAATCAATGTCGTTTACTAGGTGTCTAATTATTGTTGATATCTGACCTTGCCAAGACATTTCTTATACCTTATATGTTACAATGGACTTTGAATTTTTTTACATCAGTTGAGAAAGTCCCAACGCTGAAGATTACTTTCCCCTGAATTTTATAATCTCCAGCTTCGTCTAAATCTCCGGCAACTGCGTCATAGTACATTTTGCCATCAGTCCCATCCGTAAATAAAGAACCTGTTCTGTTCAGCACCGTGGCACTAGGCTTCTTAAAGTTAATTTGCCTCGCCGTGGCTGAGGAGATATCTACGGCGACACCATCGTCTTGAACCGTTATTAGGAACCTAGTTCCAACATCGTCTACATGTATCTCACTAGCCATAACTCTACCTTGTTAAGGTTATTGCGTATATTTGTTGTATTGACAAAGTAATTTCTACAATCTCTTGCATTCTAGGACTCTTTCTGTATGCTTAATATAGAAGAGATCTTCTTCATGATCGTAAAAATAAAAGATTCTTTCGTATTCATGCTGAGATTGATATTGACTGACCTTCCATTGTCATGAGGCATTGGGGAGTCAGAAAATGCGTGATGACCAAACATTCACTACGCCTGCGGGTCAACGATGTCAACGGTTGCATCCACAGCCTCGGCGGCTGCTCTTTTGGCTGATTCCAACTCAAACGCCTCAACGTGACCTGTGAGGAACTCCCTCACTATTCTGTTCGCAAAAACGGGCTTGCTTTCTGGATTGTCAATATATTCAGGGATTGGATCTCCATTTTCATCCACCGGTTCAGTGTACGTTGGGTTTCCATACTCGTCCAAAATGGGGTCTCCATTACCATCCACAGCTTCGACATCGCCTGTATAGGATGGGTTTGGAATAGTTTCTTGACGACGGTAATTTCCTGCTATTGCGTCCAAAACGCGAGCAACGTCTGCGTCAGCAATTTCAACTGAAAAAATGGCCATTTATTCTCTCCTTAATCGTCTTTATGTAAACAGGTCTCAGTTATTTATACACACTTTGTTTTAAGTTAGCGGTGGTTATGTCTTAAGGGTGGTTACTAATGGAGTTCATTTACGATACCTGAACTATCTTTAAAAACCAGCTTATTCTTTGTGGAGCTGTAGTAAAGGGCCTTGTTTGGGGCATCTGTGTCTACTATCTGGGAATCAAACACCAAAGCTCCGTTGTGACTAAAAGAGGCCAAAATAGTACTAGAACTGTCTTTGAATTCTTGCAAATTAGCCGTCTGCAAAATTGCCGACTTTACAGTGAGGGCGGTGGTGGTTTGTCCCGCATTGTCTAGGACTACGCCCTCATCCTTATCAACATTGACTAGATCTGAACCCTTATGCTTGATCCACAATCCGGTAGTGTAATGCATCAGTAACGCACTGTCGCTACTTGAGTACATTCCAACACTTCCGTTTCTACCATACATATAACCCTGATCTGGGGCCATGGAAAAAGTAGAGGAAGACGACTTCAAGCCAAGTTTCCAAGTTGGTGCTGATTCATTGGTAAGGTGTAGCCCAATTCTGGTGTCCTTCTCGTTGTCAACATAGGCGTGAAAAAAGTTGCCAGCAGAGTTTCTGATTAATGTAAAATCCCCCGTTATGGAAGCTTTGTTTCCTACATTGAGACGACCAGTAAAGTCTCCGTTGCCATCAACCAGTAGCTTGCTGTCAGTTGGTTTCCACTTTAGTTTAATGTCCTGACTAAGGTTTATATTGCTTGTCCAGTATGGTATTGTCTCTGTAACACCCGTACCTTGCAGGTATGTGGCCGTCTCCTGTAATGTTCCATCTGGAAATGCTACCCCCGTATAGTTTGATGATACACCAGAGGCAACCCCGTCCTCGTTAATAATAAAACTCTTATCTGCCGGGTAGCTAACAAAAACAATAGAGACTCCGGCTAGATTTAACCTCGCCCCATTGAGACTGCTGTGTAAAACGGTGTCTCTTGATAGCGTGTTGCTACTGGCGGTGTACTTTCCTATGCCCACCTCAAAATTAGTGTTGTTTTCTATGACGTAATATGTCGTATTTCCATCACCAACGCCTACTGCGAATGTTTGGTACGCCCCAAAAGTACCCCCAAGAACAAGGTTTTTAGTTGTGCCAAGGGTAACTGATGTTTCCTTAACTCTATCTGCCAAGACAAGCGGCATTCTTTATCTCCTAGGCTAGAATGTCTGGACAGTACCGTCTATATGCAAGTTTCCATTCTGGTCCAAATATGCTACTACGTTACCACTTGAATTTTTCCATTCTTGTAGTCTAGCTGTTGCGTCTGTAGCCGGGGCGGAAACTTCCAGAATGGCTGTGGGTTCGACGTGTGCGGCCCCAATCGACAGCTTTCTAGTCGCCATGTCTCCGGCTAAACAGTCACCAATGTTAATCTTGTTGCTTTTGGTTCCATTAATAAGCCTGTCTGTACTGGCCCCACCAATACCCACGGTAAGCTCTATGTTCTTTTCCCCAGTGACGCTTTCTAGGGCGTTGTCTCCAATACCAACAGACCTACTACTCGCGGCGTTCAAGCCAGCAGAGTTACCAATTAGGACAGACATTCTCGACCCATCGGCTCTATACCCAGCATTTGGACCAATAAAGACTGAGTTATCTGCTGTGTCTGCTTCAAAGCCAGCTCTGTAGCCAATGAAACTGGAGTGGTCGTTATTTGCACCCTTGGCACCCGCCTCCACACCAATAAAGTTGGAGTAGTCGCAGTCTGTTAGCTCGTTTCCAGCCTTGTACCCAAAGAAGTTATTGTAGCAGCTATTGGAGTCAATTGTGGTAGTATTGGTAAACACATGGTTTTGACCACCGGCTCCACAATCGAAGATTCTAGGCCGTCCAGCCTCAAGAACTTTTCCCACATCCGCAAGGCTGATCTTGCCAACAAGGTTGTCGGTGCTAATAGCTAAGAACGAATTGGTGTCAGTGACCGTGGAAAAGGTGTCGTGTTCTTCCAGCTTGTTCTCGAAGTCCAAGTGGAACGTTTTGTTTTCTCCGGGGTTCTGAATTGACTTAATACCACTACCGGCATCAATCACATTACCTGCGGTTTCAAGAGAGGTTCCGTCTCGGAATCTAATGGCCCCCTTGAGTTTTAAGTCACCCAAAAGCTCTGCGTATGGTCTTTCTGGATCTGGTGTGAAATAGTTTGTAGTTTCATCCATTGCCGCCACATGGTGACGCAACAAGAACAGGCTCTTGGACTCTGTGTCACTAGTAAACTTAAACTCTATACCTCCAGTTGGGTAATTATTACCCGCCCCATCTTTCTTCTCAATCACACCGGCTGGGCCGTTAATGCCGCCAAATGTATTTGAATCATGCCTGAAGGACAGGCTATCGACCATAGCACCATCGTAGACTGAGAACCTGTGCTTCGGAACCCATAGGTGTCGGTCAGCCTCTGTTGGACCCATCGTCCCCTGAAGTAGAATCTGATCGTCTCCAGCACCAAGTATAAAGTTGTAGCTACTTTCAAGGCTATCGCCAATACCCTCTCCACCAATTATAATACTGTTGGATACTGTACTTGTTGAGTTCTGTAACGCCTTGTATCCCAATACTACATTTTCACTACCTTCAACTAAGGCATCACCACAATGATTGCCCAATATTACGTTTTTGCTACCAACTGTAAGCTCCCTGCCAGCATCAACACCAATGGCAATGTTATCATCGCCGGTGGTAATTTCGTGTAGGGCGGAATGGCCAAGGGTGGTGTTTCTGTATTGACCCTGAGAAACAACATCGTCTCTTCTATCTGGCGAATATAGGCCAATATATGTGTTCTCATTTTCATCCGTATAAACAGCCCTACCATCGGTAACGTCCCACTTGTTTAACGTGAGATCAAACTTATTGCCAGCATCGTCCATAAAGTATATAGACTGGCTTTGATTAAACTGCGCCCCCGTTACATCCTTGTTGCCAACAAAGATTTTTCCATAGTTACTGGTGGCGTCTGGGTCGTAGTCTACAGGATGTTGCTCCATACTGAGAACGGCGGTTCCGTCCAAGCCGGATGCAATAGTTAATCGCTCATGAGGCGTAACAGTTCCAATACCTACGTAGTTGTTGCTGTTATCCATAGTGATAACAACTGTCTTTTCAGAGTCTTGGAATAGGCTTAGGTCAACCCTGCGAGATAATGGTAGATACTCAAGCTCCATGCCATTCTCTGGGTCGTTGCTGCCAGATAGCAACTGTAAGGAGACTTTATCTTGGTTACCACCTGTAACCCTAGCTATTGCGTCACCAGTACTTTGGATGTTAAAGATGGTTTCTGGAAGTATGAGGTCTGCCCCCGGAAATATATCAGTAATTCCCACGAGTCCGGGGTCGTTAGACCTCATCATGGTAAAAGCACTGATTGGTCGGGCTGTGTCGTCATATGCGTTTAGAGAATATCTATCTTTACGCTGACCATTGAAAGCGAGTCTGTTGGCTTCGTCTACATACTCCTGAGTAAACCCATGTGTTTTCTCTAGGGGTGGGTTGTACCCACTGTCTAGCTTTTTATTCTTGGATCTAGAAACTAAACGCTGACCAACACGCAAGGGGTTGGCAACACCCGACTCTAACGAGGAGTACGTTACGAAATAGTCACTTTCATCACCGGAGGCGGCAACGAAGTTAACATCAGTAACATTGGCTAGCGTTCCGGCTGGGGTTAGAGGGTTGGGTTTAATTAGGTGTTCTTGAGCTAGATAAACAACGTCCCTAGAAACCACCTCGCTGGAAATATCAGCAGATCCATGATGTACCACGTAAGATACGGCGTTAACTGCCGACACAGCCGTGTTAGATTTCTCTTGGAGCCATTTATACATAATCCCTTCGTACCACTGATGATGGTAGCCCGGCGTTCTAGTACTTGCCTCGTCGGTATTATCAACACCAATTTCAGCGAGAGGATGGACGTGTGGGTGAGCTGGCGTCATTAAGATGCTGTTGTTTTGATTTGCTGCGTCAAGCAGGGTTATCTTAATGCCACACTGAGCCATAGCTCTGGGGCTAGTGTAGTAATCCCCTGCGCCAACGCTATCTTTGTACCACCCATGACCCTCTTCGTAAGTGGCGTCGCCAGCAGTTGAGTCTGGTATGTCGTTGAGGGCTTCAACTCTGACATTGACCCCCCACGCTGTTTGAAGCTTGTTCTTGATATCTTCTGGAGACATCTGAACGTCTAAGTAAGCTGGTACACTTCCACTCTGTCTGTTGGCATATACTGAGTAATTATGTGTTGGAACACGATGAGTATTCACGTTGGTTGCGTCTGATTTTATAAGCCAAGCCCAAAAATAATGTCTCTTCTTGGCCATCGCCACCGCCGTGGCATTTCTTTGGTTGAACCAGTTATAGTTATTATCAGTCATCGAACCGCCTCTCCCAAGCGCAGCTCCAGCGGCTGCATATTCAAGACGGTAAGTTCCATTGTTTGTCTTTACTAGGTTGTCATCAATAACGCCTAGGTTAACACCCCTATGTTGCCCGTACCACTGTATTCGTCTAGGCCCGGCTTTATCTCCGATTTGGAAGCCTCTATTACTTCCATCTTTATATCTGTTAGCATCTAAATCCTCGGTCCATCCCGAAATCACCCGCATGTATATGTAATTATTTGTTATAAGGGTAGCGTTGGGGTCGCGGAGATTGCCAGTATAGTCTTGAACTCGCCTATGAGCGTAAGCGTATTCATAATTAGTGGGAGTAAGAGTCATTTGCAGGAGGTGGGGGTACTTCTGGCGGATTTTCGTTGATATTCTCGCAGCTATCTCTGCTTGCGAGGCATTGTATGGAATCCCCTGTACTACGCAAATTTCGTCCATCGGATCTTCAGTTGCAGCGCATGAGACACCGTATGGGCATGTGTCTATATACAGCCTTACATCAAAAGTACCCCCTGTAACATTTGTGCTACCTCTAAACCTGATATACCCGATGGAGTCATTACCATCCTGAAGGTTTCGTTGACCAAGGTAAACAAAGCCGAAGGTAGTTCCAGCTTGAGCCACACCACCCTTGGTTAGGCTGGAAGAATCAATAGTGATCATTCCAACATTGGTGAAAGCAAGGGTTCCGGTAAACTGAACTTCCCATACCCGGCTATCGCCGCCACCCGTAACAATGATATCACCATCAGATATGCTTGATAATGCTTCTAACGCTAATTCAACAGTGGCCGCATTCGCGTTGTACGCTATTGCGGTGGTTGTAACACCGCCATAACTTAAAGTGAACGTGCCACCATCTCCATCGTGCTCAATCCTTTGCCTTTCGTTCCTACCAAGCACGCCCTCTCGTATGACATCAGTATCCTTTTTAAGGAACCATCCAAAACAGTTATTAGTAGTATTGAGGGCTACATTGTCTCTACCTATCACCCTGTCCACCTTGACGTGACCGGAGGGAGCAACCTCCATAGAAATATTACTACGCCAAGTCGATCTTGTGAATGGGCTGTCGCCTTCAAGGCATGTTAGGGTGCTATCTGGTGAGCGGTAGGTGAATTCGTAATTTCTTCTGTAGTTAGTGCCGCTGGACTGAAGTACAAACCCGCCACCCTCTAGGGACTCATCACTTAGGTATCCGCATGGGTTTTCTGATTCGCATAAACCGCTGGACGCTAAGTAGAGCGTTCTACAGTCATATGTACAGTCTGTAATCGTTTTGTATATAGCGTCTTCAATGTTGGCGGTGCCGCTAACTGTGATGTTCTGGAAAAAGCCATGCTTCCACTTCAGGGGTGAAGCTCCGCCAAAGCCGAGGGAATATGTATTGTCAAGAAGAGGTACAACGTTACCCTTGGTGGTGAGTACCCCCTGAGATCCAGATGGGGCAGCGGTCCCTATGCCCACATACGCCCCACTAGAAAGATACATTACATCTTGGGTGGTGTATGAAGGCAAGTAGTCGTCATTGGTTCTAGTGCTTACAGTAAACGATAAATTGCTGTGGTCTGGATAATCTACAACATCTGAAACATGGACAGACTTCCATCTTCTTTGCTCATGGCCCAATTTGTACTGATCTGTACCAGACGGCGTGATGTCTCCAGCTACCTGAAGAACTCCATATCCATCAAGTTCTTTGACCCCTATCCCCAAGCGATTGTTTTTGAGATCCCCAAAGAGGAGGGGCTTGAGTCCAAGGCCGGATGGGTCAGCGCATATCTCAGCTTCTTGGTATGCGTGAGCGGCTACGTAGAAGTTGTAGCTAGAGTTTTGGTCAATATAATAGCCAGCGCTATGACCTATGGCTATATTGTAATCGCCCTGTTTGTTGAAGTGTAGGGCGTGATTACCCAGAGCCACGTTGCCAGAACCAAATATATTCCCAGCCAAAGAGTGGTTACCAACAGCAACATTATAGTCGCCGTACAGGCTACAACCCATTGCGTGGGAGCCTATGGCTGTATTTTTCTCGCCGGTGTAGTTTGCGGATAACGCAGAATAACCCACAGCAGTATTGTCTACGCTGTTATACCCCTGCAAGTGGAGGTTGGCGATAGTCTTTTGGCCAGCCCTAGTTGTTCTTAATGCGGGGGTAGAGAAGTTTTTGGCGTTTAAATCGCTTTGTTCCGTAAGGTTATGTACGGAATCTACAATGTCCAGCAGGTTATGCCTGACATCATACGGCGATATCTGGCCAGTAGAGTTGTCAGATATTTCACTGACTATATTCTCTACCAGCTTGAGCTTGGTTAGAATCATTGCCTAATCCCTACTTGAAACTGATTTCTAAGGTCAATGCGTCAAACTTAACATTATCTCCAGTATATATGATACGTGGGTTGTCAAGGGCAGCGTGCATCAATACGTTGCCAGAAGCGTAATTGCTAGTGTCGCACAGGGCAACACCAGAAACCCAGCCCCAATCAGTTAGTGCGGTGCCAAATACTATTTGCCCACTATTTCTAATAACTCCGCTACCCTGAGCGTGGTCGTCAGATGTGTATAGCCAAGTGTCTGGCAAAACAGCGGGGCTACCCAAGGTAGCTCTGCCGTAATTGGTAGAAATCGACCCATCTCCGCTTGAAAGCTCTAGGATAGTAGCTCCCGTTTGGGAGTCAAGGGGGGTGCCGCTTGTGAGGGCTATGGCTACCTCTGTAGGTTTGGCAAACGTTTCACCCCTGAAAATGTGGTGCAATAGTCCTGATTCTAAATAATCCGATAGTGCGGCCATTATTGTCTCCTATATGTAATCCTAAAAGAACACGTTCTATAGTTATATACACATAAAAAAGAGCCACCCCCAAGTAAATGGAGGTGGCTCCAAGGCGGGTGTAGTTGGAGCTAGGGACTAGAATGAGCCAAGAATGACTCGTCTATTGTCCAGAACACCAAAACCAAGCTCAGCCCAACCGTAAAAACCTGCTCTCTGCTGTCTGTGAAGAGCTGGGTCTTCAAAGACTTGGAGGGCCTGTTTGACGGGCATAACGAAACTGTCATTGGATGACTGATCGAGTCCTACGACAAGTTCTTTGTCGGCACTCTGAACGGCACCGCCCAGTTCGTTTGTGAAGAAGTCTTGATATTCTTGACCTTCTCCAAGCTCGTCAAGGTCGTGCAGGTTTACACCAAAGATTCTGGTGATAGGTGCTCCACCTTCGTTAGCGGTGTAAATCTCACGGCGAGTCACTTCGTCGATCTGATCCATACCCCAGTTGCGTACATCTTCCAACGCTTCTGGACTAACGTAGAGATCAGTGAGGCGACCACGGCCAGCGGAAGCGCTGTTGCCACCAGAGTTACGTCGCATAACGGTCTGCATAAGAGAAACAAGTCTCTTAGAGAACATACCCGCAGTTGCGTCGGCGTCATAAACCAGAATGTTGCGGTCAACGCCAGCGGCCAGCACAGTGTGCCATCCGTCGTCGTTCATCTTCTTGACGAAGCCAGCTTCCATAACCTGCATAGCTCGACCAACAATATCCCAGCGAGCTTCGCGTGCATAGCGGAGCAAGTAGTCAATTGAGGATGCGATACTATAGGTGGGAATCATGACGTAATCGCCTTCGACGCTACGTTCTGGAATTCTACCGTGTCCGGGGTTCGTGTAAGCAATGTGCTCACCTTCGAGTCCCGGTGAAATCAAATCTAACGGAAATTCAGTTGTACTTCCCGGTTCCACATTGATTGTCTCAAAAATGTTACCAAGGATATTACCAACCAAAACTCCTTTTCGTAAAGGCATTTCTAAAGCCTTTGCGAACTCTCTCTGTGCGGCGGTTGCCACACTAACATCGCTATCACCGGTTTGGCGGAGTAGAGCGATGAATTCGTCACTAGGTCTATTATTCGTAGGCATTGTTTATCTCCTTTTATGTTTAGGTACTCTTAGGGTACGTTAATTTCGACCTTGGCATAACCATCTTCGTCTTCAGACGAGAGGAATCTGCCAACCAGAAGGTTACCCGAACTGCCGGGAGAATCCTTGCGGATATTACCGTCAGTGACGTGACATGCATAAGCTGGGTCACCAGCCGATGGTGTGCCTGTAATTCTGTTAGTTACAACGTAGCCTTTACGAAGAATGGTAACTTTTCCACCCTTCTGAACCTCATCCTTATGGAAATTAAGGTGAGTTCTGGTAAGGTCTTTATTAACAACATCATTGAGGAGAATGCCCACTACCGTATCGCTAGCGGTTGCGGCTTTCTCTTCTACTAAGTTGACACCCTGATCCATAGCTGCGCCTGAGCCAGCCGTAGAACCGTGGACAACAACTCCACCACGAGTAGTAGCTGTGTCATTATAGAAAAAGCTAATATCCGTTTGGAGTTCTAATCTATCTGCTTTTAGAGCCATTGTGTTATCTCCTGTTCTTGTTTAATGATTTACTTGCCCAAAACATTTTCTGTAAGCCATTCTGCTACGCTTGCTCGCGTTGCGGAAAGCTCGTCCTGTTCATCAGAGGCATCGACAAGAGTAGCCTCAGTTGATTCCACCTCATCAAACAATTCCTCAGTAACTTCTTCTGCTTCGGTTTCTTCCGTAGCCTCTTCAGCGACTGGGGTTTCGTCTTCTTCGGATGTTTCTGCCTTAGCATCTTCATCCTTCTCTTTTTCTTCGTCCTTCTTCTTCTTCTTCTTGTCGAACCACTTGGCCACGATAGCTTCAAAAGCATCGTCGTCAAGAGCTTCGTAAAGAGACAGTGAATCTTGAGCTTCGGCTTCATCAAAACCAGCTTCCACCAAGCTTGAAAGACGACCACGGTCTCTTTCTGCTTGCTTCATGTCAGAAACGGCTTGTTGGGCTTCTACTAACTCGTCTGTCTTTTTGGCAAGAGAATCTTCCAACTCGGCAATGGTTGCCTGTGTAGACTTGATGGTTTCTTCAAGTTCAGCAATGGCTCCACTCTTCTCCTTTACTTCTGCTTCAAAAGCTTCAACCGTAGCAGCAAATTCTTTATCTTTTGCGGCTTCGATATTCTGCTTCATCGCTTCATTTTGTTCTTTAGCTGCGGCGAGTTCAGACTGAAGGTCTGCAACCTGCTTCTCTAAAAGATTATTATCGGACATTTGAACATCTCCTATTGAAATACTAGTGATAATGTCACTCTCGTTAACTTGAAAGGCTCTGCTAGAGTTTAAAATGATACTTCTAGGGTTTGCTGGTTTGGAGACTAGCCCCTTGCCAGAAAAAGAAATTTGTTTTAAAGCCCTACCAATTTTATAGCCCTCGTACTCTCCGGTTCCGCCATAAGCCCTTAGATGCTTAGTAAGAAATGCTGACGATTCATCTCTTGCTAATAGTTTTGACTTGCCCTTGGGGTCTACGAGAGCGTAATCAAAACCCGCAAATAAGCACTCCATGGATACAAACCATTTTCCCTCTTCGATCTCCGCAATAATCTGTCCCATTCTTTCTCTATTTTCAGGATCAGTCCAGCTATTGTAGAGTACAGCTTCTGTGATAATATCAAAGCTTGTAGGAGCCTCTTCGCTATCACCAGAAATTCTATTTCCTTCTTTATCTAGTATGTAACTACCCGTAATGTGCCCGATAATATCATTCTCATTGTGCATGAAATTGAATTGTTTATCTTCTGGCGTATTCCTAGCAGCCCAAGTCTCTCCAATGTCAAAAACGTCATCATTCTTATTCCATCCAGTGGAGACCAAAACGGATTCGAGGTAAAATAGGTCTATCTGATCTGGATTACTTTGAGCTAATAACTTCTTGATCGTCGGGTTGTCGCTGGCAAGTGCCAAGTCTTCACTAGCTTCTTTTGAAACCACTGAGGCTGGAGCACAATAAGCAACAGACGACTTGGATTCTATTAGATTAGAAATTCCGTCTAACTGTTCTTGTTTGTATATTTTCATGGTGTCTTACCTCTCCTAAGAGAATATACACAATTTTTTTTAATTATTGGTTTTAACATCACTTTTAGACACAAAGACTAGTGTTCTTCCATTCTTTTTATACACGCCACGTCTCTCGAAATAGTATATTTCCCCAGTCTTGGGGTCTCTATACTTAAAGTCTGATTGGCTAACGTACTCAACATACAGACCAACTATATTTCTCCTGTAGTTGTCTATGCTCATGCTTTCGGGACTCACCTCGTGAGACACAAGAACTTCGCTAAAATCCTGTGGAGCCTTTAGATCTTGAGATAATATCTTATACACGGTGTCGTCGCTCACCTTTTCCATAGTTGGTATATTTGTAAATACATCCAGTTTGACCTTTTCCAGATCAGACACATCCGCCTTAGTGAGCTGTCTTAGATTTTTCTTTCCCTTGATGCTTAGGAAAGCATTGTTGACTACAGATGACACCTCGTTCCAAGCCGCCTCAGCCCATACGATGGTTTCAGCAAGCCCCGGCTTAGATTTGGGAGTTTCAGTCCGCTTCTTTCTTGGTCCGTCATCCTGCTTGAGGGGAGGTCTGCCATTATCTTTTTTATCCTTGGGTGCTTTCTTGTCACCCTTAAACCCCGGACCCTCCTGCTTTTGTGGGAACATTACGTCGTCAGGAACAGTAGAGTCAACACCAACGTCTTGAGGCTTAACCTTTCCAGACTGCAAGGCGATCTTCTCTAGGTCATTCTCGTGTTGGGGGTTGTGGTAAGGGCCAGCTTTGTCTGGTGATCCATCCTTGTCTCTTTCTTTGACTTCCCGTTTGAGCCTAATTTTCTCCACGTCTGGTATTTCCTTAAATCTCTCAAGGATAGTTTCATGGCTGATAATGTCTCTATCCGCAAGCTGGATAAGTAGATTTTTCTCAGCGGACTCATCAGATAGGCTCATCTGGTCAAAATGAACATGGGCACCATAACGAAAGCCCATGGCCTTCCTGACTATTTCGATCTCTTTCTTCCAGAATTGTAACAATAGATCTCTGCCATACTGCAATCGCTCTACCAGTGTTTTTAGAGATATAAAGTTATTAGTGAAGCCGCCTCCGTTATTGGCCATACCCGTTAAGGTGGGGGGGACGCCAAGGCCAGCATATATACTATTGAGAACCGATGTATACTTTTCAGAACCTAGGAATTTATATACCTGACTATTAGACTCTGTATAGCTAAGCTCAGGCCCCCAAACAAGCTCCATAGTCCCGCCCCCAACATTGCTAGACAGGATGTCTCTAAGCTTATTGATAGCAGCTTTATTTGGTAGGATTTTATGATCTAAACTACCAAGAGTCCATAGTCTAATATTAGAAATGGCACCATCTAAAGCTGATAAATCTGCCAATCTCATCTTTTCAAGCATGATAATATCATCAAGTATAGCGAATATCATGGGGTTGGCCCACTGTTTCCAGTCATCTTTCTTATAGTGAAAAACTGAAATCCGCTCTGGGTCTAGGGGGATCTCCCTGTCACCCCTCTTGATGCTCCGCTTGACGTTGGGGGGTAGAGTTTCTAATACATCCGATGGTATCTGTCCGTTCTTAAAGTTGTCGTGAAAGCTGGTTGCTGAAATGGTGAGAGCTTTTCGCCCCAAGAATAGAGATAAGCCTCCATCTTGCATCTTTACTGTCGTGGGATTAAAGAAGTTATATCTCCACGGAATGACGTTTCTCTCTAGATTAGGAACATCTACCTTGATGTCGTTGGCAAGTGACTTCATATACTTGCTTAATTCAGGGGTGATGTTTGCGTTGCTGCGATATAAAATTACATTCCCTGTTTTATACAAGTTGTTGAGAAACCTCTCCGATCTCTCCTTTCCGTTAATCTTATTAAACCACTGCTGGTAAAACTTTTCAACACTCTTGCTGGGGTGTATAAGGTTAATGCCTTGACTACCAAAATCTCCCATAAGGTCAATAATGTTTCTTATTATTCCAACCTTTTCGTATGCGTCCATGCACATCTTGATTGCTTTACGCTGCTGGCTGGGGACATCCTCTGTTGGCCTGAAGGCATAGTAATCCTGACTAGTAAATCCGGGTCTAACAGACCTATTTGGCTCAATATCTACGAAATTCCTATAATGACCGCCTGTAGACTTAGACAGACCACTGTATGAATCAATACTGTCGGAAAACCGCGAAAAAGCAGTGGCCTTGCTGTCTGGGTCGTTGTCGTCCCAAGTGATAAAGTTATTGTTGTCGCTCATTTTTTATCTTTCAATCAATTGAGTTGGAATGTAATTGGATTGTTTCTATAGGATTATACACAAGTTAATAAATATCCTTCATGTTGTCCGTAAACCAGCTAGGACCAGAGTAAGGCTCTTCGTTACTTTTTTGTCTAAAGCCCCCATCGGTAGCAAACCCGCCGTAGAATCTATACTCTTGTGGGGCTGGTGTTCTCTGTAATACCCTTGCCGCCATATTGGCCATGAGCAGTGCTGAATAACGGTCTTTTCTCATCTTGCTTTTCTTGCCAGCTCCGACAATAACCTCTGGGGTGTCCCATCTATCTCTGCCGTTTGCTGTCTGTGTTATCTGAATCATGGACAGTTCGTCCTTCAGCTCCTCAATATCCATAACACACTCTTCGAGAGTGTCAAACATCCTTCCCTTTATCGCATCATCTGATGTGGATAACCCGAGTGTGATAGCGTCAAAGAATGGAAATATGAGAACCTTATCCTCAAAATCTTTTCTCATGCCATGATTTGACTCCGCCAACCACTCATATTTAGCAAACTGACACATTTCTAATATGTGAAGACCCCTCTCATCGTCTGTATCTTTTGGTTTGTCGTCATCTATAACTGGCCAAATCGCCAACTCTCCCTCTTGTATCTTGTCGTTATCATGTAAGGATTCCATAACAGCTATACCTCCACCCTGAGCGTCCATCGCTATATGGATACAGGGAAATAGCTTCATGAGATCTCTGATTTTTCTGGCGCAATAGGCGTAGAAATCTGTTTCTCTGGATAGGCCTTTCTTGACCTTTTCTTTGTGTTCTGATCTGGTTGTTGTCCAGCAATGGACTATCCTGCGGTGATCTGGATTGGCTTCAAGTACCACTATACTAAAGTTGTCAACCTCCGAAGCGGGGTCAACACCAAAAATATATTTCTTGTTCGGGTCACCAATTAGCGTAGCTTCAAAATCTATTTCACCGCCCAAGCTGTCTTTGATTGTGTTTTCTTTAGACACTACGCAGGACTCTATTAGAGATCTTTTAAAGAACCCTTGAGAGTCTCTGGTAAAGCACGCCCCAAACTCCATCTGGTATATACCGGTGTGAACTGTGGCCTTGGATCTTGCAACTTGGTCAGCATCCATAAATCCTTCTGGCAGAAGCTCATAGGGTATTCTAATTATGGAGTATTGTGTCCAGTCGAAATTCTCTGGGGCGTCTTCGCCACCAAAAACTTCTCTAAGTCTAGCCCTCGATCCCCGACTTTTAATAATAGACTTCCACTTTTTCCAGTAGGTAGCGAAATGGTTAAAGTCGTAGTACGCAGTACCCGATAATATAATCTGGTTATCCTTACCCTCGACCTCTTCGGACTCAGCCTGTGGAGTAGAGACCCCCAATTCGGCAGCTCTCTTTTCTGCCGCAAGCCTCTTAACATTTTCAACGGGGTCGGCGCTTACTGCGGCAAAACCAGCGACGACATTCTCGAAAATATCTCTGGGGATGGAAGCAAATTCATCAGAAATAATATCATTGGCTCGCTGGCCTCTGATTTTCTGCCCATCGCCAAGAGGTAGACATGTAACGGTGCTTTCGTTAATCCGCATGACGCATCTGTCAACATCTCTTCTCGGCCCACTGTTATTATCACATATGTCTCTAAGCATGGGAGCGTCTCGCCATATTGTCTCCATATATTCAAACAGAACTTTGGACTGGCGAAAGGCAGCACCAACGACAACTACTTTTCTCCTAGGTAGTAGCAGCGCCCTGAGTATAGCGTATAAAGAAAGTATGAAAGACTTACCAAACCCACGACTTGCTATCAGCATAGGGAATTTCCTACCCCACATCTCCTTAAGCATCCAAGCCTGTGATGGAAGAAGGTGTATGTTTAGGATTTCCTTACACAAAAAAGAAAAGTACTCTGGCTGTGTCATCAACCAAGTAAGCTTTAGGTGGAAGTCATCTTCCGAGGCTTTCAGCATTTGGGATGGATTGAATATGTCCTTGTCTGGTATATCAATTCCTAGCCAAGCTTCATCTATTTTTTTTACTTTGTTCATCTTCTCGTGATATGTCCGTTACCAAACTTCTTGCTTGTTACTACTCCGTCAGCAAACCCGTAGTAGACTGACTCGTGAGCGTTTAGATACCAATCCCCTGCGGAGATTTTTCTCCGTATAAAGCCCTTGACTTTTTCGGGGGTTACTGTTTTATAGTGCTCCTTGAAAAATTTTCCGTTTACGCACTGTTCGGTATATATCTCAAGCATCGCGTCTGTCATGGACTGCTCAAACTTGACCGCATTCTGGACGCTTTGATAATCGCCCACCATACCGCTTGACCCAAAGTGGCACATAAAATACGAGTTAGGTGTCATAATTCGCTCATCGGCAGCTTGTAGAATTATACTGCTCATAGACTCGGCTTGTCCATAAGCGAGAATGGTCACGTATGAGCGACACATAGATATGGCATCATAAATAGCCATGCCGTCATTCCAATTGCCCCCTATGCTGTGCATATGAATCAATATAGAACTATGGGTTTTGGCGTCTAGATGTCTTATATTTTTTATGAACGTAGAGGCCATCCGGTAATCAACACCCGGATCTTCCTCAAATGCTCCATGCTGTCCGTGTAGATATATTTCCCTATTAGCAATGTCTACCCCATAAGAATGAACTTCCCCAGTTGGGTCTGTCATTTTTTTCTCCCTGTGGTATACATCTCGTTCACTCTTTTGAAAATACTGCTGACAGCTAAAAAAGCGTTATGCTTGTTGCCGCAAAAGAGGACGTGGATGCCGTCATGAAGCTGGAATTCCAATAAACACTTAAGTAAATATTTTCCTGTTATCTTTACAGAAGCTTTTTTCTTTTCTGGTATCCTTGAATTCTCAGGGAAATTAATCAAATCTTCCAAAGAGAACTCAAGAACCATAAACTTATGTGGAAAGGGTTTCATTCTCTCCACCTCGTTTAAAAATGCATGTTTTTTCTGTCCTAGATTCTGAGCCAGTTCTTCCACACACCCTTTTCTTTCCACGCATATCTTATCCTCAAGACCTTCAATGCTGTAGTCTCCAGTGTCAAGTTTTCTCTCGACCATGCCTGCACAGGTGTTGTATTTACCAAAGTAATACCCTTCTTGCTCTCTAGTATCTTTGATAACAAAAAAATCTGGTGCTTTGCTGTGTTTAACCATTTTTACTCCTCACTATCTCAGAGAACAGGGACTCGTAATGAGACTCCGCTCCATTGATCGAGTCATGACAGCTTTTGCAAAGGGTAATTCCGTTATCAATGTCGTATCTTAAAGAGGCTGCTCTTGACCATTTCTTTATATGGTGTGCCTGAATTTTATATTTGGACTTGCATCCGGGCATCTGGCATCTCCTGCCATCTCTTCTGTATACCTTACTTCTCCACTCTTTATATACGGGGTCTTGGTAATTCCTTCTCATTGACATACCGCTCTTAAAACCCGGATATCGTGGCGTATTTCTCTACAGAGTATCCTCGTTTCAATAGATGAGTCCTGATTTAAAATAGTTTTCATCAGTCCAGACGTGGCAAGAAAGCAAGCTTCGTCTGGATCGCCAGCCTCTACAAAGACTATCGGAAACGGTGAGTTGTACTCTTGAAGTTTGAATTTAATTAGGACTGTTATCACTAAGGATAGGTCAAGGTATACTTTGTATATTTTCATCTAGATCGTGCTCCATCATCAGGTGAACAAGATCCTCAAAGCTATGCTTAGGAAACCAGTTTAGATTTCTGTTAGCCAGTGAGGAGTCTCCCCTTAGATAGTCAACTTCGGCTGGTCTGTAAAACTCAGGGTCTATTACTACAAACTCAGCCCAGTCGTCTATCCCTATATGTCCGAAGGCACAATCCAAAAACTCTTTAATCGTATGTGTCTCGCCTGTGCATATAACGTAGTCGTCAGGCTCATCCCGCTGAAGCATCATCCACATTCCCTCAACGTAATCTCCGGCGTATCCCCAATCTCGGAACGCCTCTAGATTACCCAAACGGAGCTTTGGAAAATTTTTATCTTTTCCGCTTTTAACAAAGTCGCCTATCCATTTGGTAATTTTACGGGTTACGAAGTTTTCGCCCCTCCTTGGTCCCTCGTGATTAAATAGTATTCCTGCACTCGCGTGGAGTCCGTATGCTTCCCTGAATAACCGGACAGCGTAATGTGCTGCACATTTGGCTATAGCATATGGTGACTGAGGTAGAAATTTCGTATCCTCGTTTTGGTATTTGTTTCCATCCTTATCGACATCGTATGAATCACCAAACATCTCGCTTGAAGATGCTTGGTAGAATCTGCATCCCAACATATCCAAATCTACAATAGCCTGTAAGATATTGAAACATCCCTTTCCAGTAATATCCCAAGTTAATCCGGGTTGCTTAAAAGAGATTCCCACATGCGATTGCGCTGCTAAATTGTAGACTTCATCTACATTCTCGTTATCTCTCAAGATACTGATTACGCTACTCGCATCTGTGATGTCTCCATGCACCAGTTTGAAATTGTCATTTTCTGTTAGATGCTTAATTCTTCCAGTAGTGTCTACGCTGCTCCTTCTCACAACGCCCACCACCTCATAATCCTTTGACAAAAGTAGATCTGCCAAATGGCTTCCGTCTTGTCCCGTAACGCCAAAAATAATAGCCTTCTTCATCTAATTCCTCTCCTGAGTTAGGTACTAGTCCTGCACAGTGTCAGGCGTCAAGAAGGGCTGATCTATTTGCCCATCTTCGTACCTGTGAAACTGCGATAATCTTTCCTCTTCTTTGTTCATGGATAGTCTCATCTTCTCCATTTCAACACCGTACTTATGTATGACCTCCGGGTTTTGCATGAGGTGGATTACCCAAGCCGTAAAGGATTGCCTTGAGTCTTCCAGTCGCTTAATTCTCTGCTCTCTGGTTCCCTTCATCTCCTTAAGCATGGACGACTTCTTGGTCTGCAAGTCGCGGTAATCCCTATTCAAGGACTCCTGTGCGGCTCTCAGGCTGGACACCTGACGCTCCAAGTTCAAAATACGGTCCCTGTCTTGTTGGTCGGGGTCGCAGGCTCTCTCTTCCTGTATCATTGCTTCAAACGCACTAATCTGGTCAATGTTCTCTTTGTTGCCCTTTAAGCAGCGATTCATGAGAAGCTCAAGCTTAATCACGTCAACCACCTGCAACTCCTCCGTGGGAAACACGTCATCTTTAAACTGGGAGATAATCCTCGCCCAATGGTACTTAAACAATGTTAGCTCATCCTCCGTAAACTGCTGCTTAAGCTCCGCCCAGTATGGTCTATCCTCTAGTGAGTAGGCTGCTTCCTCTTCGCGGGAAAGGCCCAACTTTAATTTCCTTTTTATGAAAGAATTAATACTCTCTGGATCACGTTGCAACTCAGTTGCTATTTCATCCACGCTGAGTCTTTCTGCGTTTTGTGTGATGAAACGGGCCTCTTCGTTACTAAGTCTACCCTTCCGCATAGCCATGCTCCTCTAGTATGTCATATATGACCTGTAGTACTTCTTCCTTACGTTTTTTAGGAACATATACGTCATGTACGATCTTTAAATAGTCTGCTCTGTGTTGGGCTGGGAGTTTTATGTCAATTATGTGGGTCATATCCTTCCAGTCCAGTTTTGTAGAGTAAAAATCATCTACATCCAAGCGTCGTGAGTCGTCTCCTATTATATATTCTTCGTTGGCAAGTTGTCCGGGCATTACTACGCGGGCTTTCTCCTCTTCGTCCTTGGTGTAGTGATTATCCCTAACAAAGTTCTTCAGCCTATTGGATAGATGTACAGATAGGAAATTCTCTAGTGGTCTACCGTCTTCGTACCTATCGAGTGCGTCCATACAGATTATAAAGGCTTCTTGTTTGAGATCGTCTGCCTCATATCCGTAGAATGTGTACTTGGGGGCGATTCTATTAACAACGACCTGTATTTGATCTACAACCTGCTGGTGTGTCATACTTGGGGGTATCTTCATTCTTCTACCCCCCTAACTGTAAGCCATTTTTCTCCGTTGTAAAACTGCAAGCATTCCTTGTCCGTGTTATATATAATACAACCCTTCTGGGCTGGTGGTTTGTCTTTATCAGAAAACTCAGGTGTTAATCTAACAACTGGTGCTCCAACGACAGAATTCTTGCGGGTTAGATCTAATCTCCTTGCTTTTAGCTGGATTTGCCTCTGTGATTTGCTGATCGACTCTACGATTGCATTAGGCATCCCCTCTATGGTGGGGAATTCTGACATATCAATGGCCTGAATAACGTCATCTTTCCTTCCTAAGAAAGAATTTTCCTGTAGTTCTACAGGATGCGGTAGGAACGGTTCGTGTTGAGACGATATCAGTGTGTGGGGGGCGGCTAGGGCCTCGGAATAAGTCGCAGGGAATGCGGATGATACTATAATATATGTTAGGCTGTTCTCTTCCTCATTAGTAAATGGTATGGGTTGTGAATCTGCGGGGTACATTTCATTGGGACTAGTCCCCCAAGCTACAACTATATCTCTCTTGAGAACTGTGACACCATCTGAAATTTCAATGCTGCCAACACCCCTCTCATATAGGAGTAGGCGGTCTTCTACGGGGCCGGGGGTTTTTTCGTACTTCTCTAACAGGTAGAAAAATTGGTGGTCAGTGGTGAATACCTTGCTGAACAGGCTTTCTTTGGTGAATACGTTGTTTTCAATGGCTCGTCTTATGAAGTCATTGTGCTCCATTAGGGCTTCTGTCCCTTGGAGTTCTATCTCAAAGATCCTTCCGTGGTAGGCACATCCTAGTTCCACTGCCGCATGACTGAATTTAGCTGTCATCTTGGTCCGCATTTTCTTCTTGGGTGTCTGTTTCTAGTAAATCTTTGAGGGATGCATCTTCGGCCATAAGATCATCAACAATCTGACTGTCTAATTCAGCAGTTGCTTTGCAATTCAATTGAGAATCTACCTTATTTCCATGCTTTTTCTTGTTGTTGCAGCAATCAGACATGTCGTCTCCTTTTTTAAAAAATAGTAGCCCGTCTTATTATACACCAATTGGAATAAAAAAACACTACATTATGGCATATAGGGGCGATATGGTGCTAGGAAACATGGGGCGATTAGGGAGGTTTGGGTAATACATTGAGATCTGAGAGGGCGAATTGTGTTTGCACCACCCCGGCCTTTTTGGAAAGATGGATAACTTAAGTATTTGAAGATAAAAGTACCCCTTATGGTAGGATAGGTATTCTAGTAAATATACTTATGCTAATATCTACAGGGTAGCATAGGGGGTATTGAGAAACAGGTATGGGTGGGGGTGATAGGGGGTAAGTAAAATACTTAGATATTATTCTAGAATTATTCAAGATTACTCTTGACAATGACGATATATATTATATAATAAGAACATAACAAACAACAACAAAGGAAACAATCATGACAATCATCGCAACAACAATCGTAACAATCGGCACAGTAACAGCCTTTGCAGGTTTGATTGGACACATTATTTATTTTAATATTCTTGGTAATTAATTCAAGATTACCCTTGACAAATGCCGATCTATATAGTATAATGAAAGCATCTTAAACGAAAGGAAAACTAAGATGAAAACTGAATCTGTTAAAACTATCTTCCAATCTGATGACTATGGTCTGGAAGATCACACGCTCACTATTGATAGGATTAGTGAGCTTGATCCAGAGGGCAACGTTGTTCTCGTTAAGCTGATTGCTTATGTGATTGATCCCATTGGTAACGCTATGGTATTCAATTACTCACCATACGCTAAGCTAAGTGAGTTGCTTAGCTCTGCTAAGATGTGGATTGAGTGTGGTTGTCCTAGTAACTGTGATGAGCTAGGTATTCCTAGTAAGTGGACTAAAGATTCCTTGAATGAATTGGTAGGTGCGTAATGGATTACGAAATACTTAAGGCTATGTGGGTAGATGGTACACTGATTGAGTTGGTACACAATCTACATTGTGAACACTACGAATTAGTTATTGATGGTATACCAGTATATAATACTAAGCAGCGTTTACATGCTGAGTATGAATACAGTATGGAAGCAGCATAGTAGTCTTACCCTATCCAATCCCCTATAGCTCACGTTACACATTACACACATAAGGACACACACAATGAGACAGATACGCAAAGGTAACGCTACACTCAACGTGATAGCACACGCAATACTAAGTAACATGTGGGAATACTACATTACTGAATCACCTGATGATGATGGTGTACTATGGGCATTGGTAGTAGGTGACTACACTGAGTATGGTACTGTAGCACAGTACGATATAGATAAGCATGGTATCAGCTACACCACACAACTGGATGAGCTAATGCCTCCACCAGAATGGCAGTGGTGTGATGAGAGTGTACTAGCCTAACCAATCCCCTAGTGGCTGTATCGGTAAGGGGCAGTATTGAAGGGGGCAAGTATTACCTGATCCAATCCCTTAGAGGTGGCGTTGACAAAAGGCAAAAAATGCCCCGGCAGAAATCGGCGTAAGTCCTTTACTGGTAAGGGTTTACGAAAAGTTGGAAAAAAATCTGGAATATGTGGAGAGTGGGCTTGACAATTGCCGATAATATAAGTATAATGGGAGCATACAAACAACGACAAGGAAACAAACATGCTTCTTATCATCTTCAAAATCATTGTTACTCTTTCAGTTTTCAAGGCAATTGTTGAATTGGATAGCTAAACAGGGTTGACAATTTTCGGCAAGTATGTATAATAGAAGCATACAAAGCAACAACGTCGCAAAGGAAAAACGAAATGGAAACGCTCATTATCACAATCGCCATGTCTCTGATTCTTGTCCCGATTTTCGGGCTTGGCATTCAAGATGCACGGCGACACCCTTGGAAGTAATTCCAAAAAAATCCCGGAATAGGGATTGACAACCCGGCGAAACTTGTTATAATATAAGCATGACACACGAGAACGACACAAAGGAAAACGGAATGATTCAGATCGAAAATGCTACGGTTGAAACTCTTGATCAAAATCAAGCTCGCCCAATCGGCTCAACTGTTTTGGCTGTTACGATTGGTGATCACACTTTTCAGATGTTGGTCGATGAAGACGAAATGATTCAGGCGTTGGCTTCTCAGTACAAGTAACGTTTTAGCTTTCCACGTTCCACGAAAGGGATACGATGAGTAATTTTGAAAAGATCCAAAGCGACGAACT